GTTGCCCCGCCGCATGGTTCAAAATCGGCACGGGGCCGAACATTCCGGTCATACCGGAAAGTTGATGTATTGGATTTTAGCAGCCGCAGCCGCAGGGGTTGCAGCCACATCCGGCATAAGGATTGGGCACCTGATAGGCCGGGACCGGCATGGGATTGATGCGGCGGATCAGCTCGGCAGTCTGCGCCTCCTGATTGGCGCTGAAGAAAGCGTTCTGCGCCGCCTGAGAAGCCTGGAACTTCAGGCTCTGGTTTTCAGCCGTCAGAGTAGCGATCTTGTCCTGGGTCAGGAAGTCCAGAATTGCCCGGGAGTTGGCGTTGGCATTGTCGATGATGTCCCGCGTGCTGGACTGGATGGTGTTGCGGGTATCGCAAGCCTGGGTAGCCATGTCATAGCGGACGCCGTCAATGCTCCGCTGAGTATCGCAGCAGCACTGCGCCAGCTGGGCGCCGAGGGCGTTAAAGCCTGCCTGCGTCTGATAGCCCAGGTTGCACACAGCGGTATCCACGCCATGGAAGCCGTTGCTCACGGCATCCCGGATGGAGGTCTGGCCGTTCTGGAGACCGTTCAGGGCGAAGCCCTCGTTGATGTCGGCCCTGGTGGCCCAGCCCTGACCGGAGGGAGAACCCAGGCCATTGCCGGAGTTACCACCCCAGCCGCCGCCATAGCCACCCCAGCCGAACATGCCGAAGATCAGAAACAGGATAATCCAGGAGGCCCAATCGCCGCCCCAGCCGCCGAAACCGCCGTTTCCGCCCTGATAGGCAGGAGTCACGGGCATGGTCATCACAGCGCCGTCAGAAGAAAGACTCATTGTGTTATCTCCTTTGTAGATTTATTTTCAAAACCCGGCCGGGATTTTGATTAAATGGTTTGAAATGGTTTAAAAATTGGTTTAGAAATGGTTACTTCCCAAACATCCCACGCATCCCCTCGAACATCCCCTGCATTTGCTGGGCCTGCTTTTGGACCTGATTGAGCTGATCTTGGGAAATGCGTCCAGAGGATACCATCTCTTGTATCATGGCGTTGGGGTCCTTGCCTTTCATTTGATTCATGAACTGCTGAAACTGCTGCATCATGTTGGGCTGACGGTTACCGCCCATCGCCTGGAAAAAGGGGTTCATTCCGCATCCTCCTTATCTTTTGCCGCCAGCGCATCCAAGCGGGCCTCCAACGCCTCCAGACGAGACAGGGGCGCATACTCTACCGCCGGAGCCTGTGGGGCCTGTACGGGCCGCTGATTACGCTCTACAAGGTCATATATCTTCATGCTGGGCTTGCCGCTGGCGTCCGCCTGTTTGAGATAGACCACTGGAGAGTTGCTGTCCCATAACGTAACGGCGGAGTTTGGAGCGACCAGATAATTAGCCGCCTCCATCTCGCTCTGCACCCACACAATAGACGGAGACGCCGGGGCTTGCTGCGGCTGCTGCATGGGTTGATAGGACTGCCGCAGCTGCGTCAGCTGGTCCGCCATAGGCGGCTGATACGGTTGGTACGGCTGATAGTAATAGGGATAGTTCGGCATCTCACGTCATCCTTTCTGCCAGTAGTACAGCACAGTTTCGTGTTCACTGTGCCATGTATCGTAGATCACACCATCCTGCAGGCATACCACATGACCGGACAGGGCCAGAATGTAAGTCCCGTTTGGATGCCCCATCGCAAACTCCGCCACGGTCATGTCCTCGGGTGCCATGTCACGCTGAAAGCCATGCCGTCGGAGATAAGCCCCCCATGTGGCGTTTGCGCTGGGCATATCGCCTCTCACAGCTCCCTCAATGCAGAGGCCAAGGTATGTCCTGTACCAGTCCTGCTCCAGCGCCTTCGAGATGGCCCGGACGGTACAATCCCCCACATTTTTCTCGTAGGGGTTCGGATTGTAAAATTCAAACATATTGCTTTCGGTCATCATACAAAAGCTCGTTCTGCCGGATAAACCCTTCAAGGCCGGAGAAGTCTCCCTCCGCCGCATACTTCTCGCAGGTGTCTCTTGCTGCGGACTCCGTAAAGCCGCAGGCCACCAACCGGGCCACCAGTTCTGAACCATTCAGAATCAACTTAAAACACGTCCTTATGTAAGAAATCAGGAGGCCGCAAGGAGGGCGGCGACGTGTACCAGCCCTTGTTCCTTACGTCCTCCATGCTTAAATTTTCTCACAAAAAATCCCCGGCTGGGGGTGGTCCCAGTCGGGGTTATGTAAGACTTATGCTTGATTTATGCTGAGTTTGGATAGAGCTGCTTTGCTACATCGGCAACCCGTTGAAAGATGTACTTTTCATGAGTGCTGACAGCACCGCGATACCAACCGAGATCGGTGGCAACTTCGATTTGGTCTACCTTATCAATGATGCGCCGTTTTGCTATAAATTCGTCATCCTCGTGTAAGGCGGCTTCATAGATGGCTCTCTCAAGCTGAGAGCGCAAAAGCTTGTCCAGTGGGTCAGGCAGTTTCACTCTTGCGCTCACAGTCTCACGTCCTTCTTTCCTGTTATTCCATCAGCTTCCAAAACCGATACAGCATCGTGCACATCTGCTGCCGGGTAACGGGCTGGGAGAGCATCAGGTCCCCCTCGCTGTTGCCCGTCAGGATGCCGTTTGCAATGGCCCATTCCACGCCCTCCTTGTGGGCGCCGCTGGGTGTATTGTCCATAGTGTCCTCCTTGTCATAGTCGGGCCGTACAGCCCCCAGGATTTGATTCAGCGTACGGGTCCGGCGCATGACCTGTCCCCCGTCGCTGTCGTTGCCAATGGCGGTGTTGCCCTCGATGGCGGTGATGGAGCTGCCGCCAACAGCCTCCACGATGCCGCAGTGGTCCGGGCGCTTGTCCCCGCCCCAGTCGTAGATCACCACGTCTCCGGGCTGGTAGTTGGATGTCACCCAGTTTCCGGCGGACTTGGCGGCGTTCATCAGGATGGTGCAGGAGGCCGTCTCAATAGGCAGCTTGACACCCGCCTGGGCAAATACCCACTCCACAAACATCACGCACCAGGGCTGGCCGTCCAGGCCGTACCATGCGCCGTATTTCGTCCGGTTGGAGTTGGCTGGGGTCTCTTTGTACCCCAGCTCTCCACGGGCGATGTCAAGTAGTTCCTGTACCGTTGCCATTGTCCACCTGCGCTTTCTTCTCCGCCTGGGTGCCGAAGTAAAAGGCAATCACCACGGTGAACACCGTCAGGAACTGCTCTGCCGTCACGCCGCCGGTGCAGGTCAGGTAGGCAAACACCGCCGTCAAAACGATGGTGACAATGGACTTCACTGTCAGCAGGTTCCCGAGGCGCTTCTTCAGTGTCTCCATATCAGCCCTCCGGCTCCACCAGGGTGTCGCCCTTCAGCTCGTACTTCTTCCCGGCGATGTACACATAGGCAGTCTCAGCGCCCATGTTGACATCCACAGTCTTGCCGTTCACCACATGGACCTTCTCCATGCAGCCTACGCCGTGGTCCATCAGGCCGTAGCCGTTGGCCTGGTCGGGGTAATAACCCACAGTGGTGCTGCGCATCTCCTCTTCGGTCAGCTTGTTCCGGTCAGGGTTCAGGTACAGGTCGCTGCCCGCCGCTTTCAGAGCCTCGTTGGTTTCCGGCAGGCCGGTCTTTCCAGAGGTATAGTCCAGGATGATCTCTTCGATGGTTTTCATAGGTATGTACTCCTTTCAAATTACAGCCCAATGCGGGCCAAAATAAACGCAATCACAGCCGCCAGAACCGCCCACACGGACTTGTCCACGATGGCCTCCCAGCGGCGCCCTGGTTTTTCCGTCTGTTCCTCCTGCTTTGCCAGCAGCTTTTCGATGTTTTTATCCATGTTAGAAAGCTGCTCGTCCAGCTTGGCGTCTCGGGCAATCTGCTCCCGCTGCCAGTCATAGAACGAGTTATGGAACTTCTTGGAGTCCTGCTGCCAGTCCTCCAGGGCCTTGATGCGCCCCTCCAGACGGGCTGCTGCTTCCAGCCCAAAACAGTCATGCCGGGGGTCTCTAACGCACTTCTCGTCAGCCATTGGGACCTCCTTACTCTGCCGCCTCCGCAGTCAGCATCTTACTGAGGGCGCTGTATTCCTCTGGGGTCAGCCTGTCGGCCGCGAGATACACGTCCATCTTCTCCAGGAGGCCCTCGGTCCGCCCCCGGTCAATCAGCAGCTTGCAAAGATTGTATACAGTTGTCATGGTTCTGCTCCTTTCCTGTCATACAGTGGTTGTGGTGAGTTCCAACATACACAGGCGTTCCTCATGGTCTGCCAGCATATCAAGAGTAATGTCCTCGGCTCCCGGTCCCGGCTCCGGCTGTCCATCATTCTCCACTGTGATCTGCCCTTGATAGGCTTCAGCTTCTGCGATGGCGTAATTTGCATCTGTGTAAGGCATCGTAACACCGGAGAGCACTGTCTCGATGTCCGGCTCCTCGGGAGTGCCGTGGTTGATCTCTGTTGCCAGCTGATATTTGATGATCTTCATGTGCCCTCCTCAATCGGTTGTTTTTGTGTAACGTAATACCAGATATACATAACTGGCGGATACATCCGTATTTGTCGTGATCCGGATATTAGACGCATTGATCTGAATACTGTCAAGCGCAGGCGTTTCGATCAGATTGGCGCCCCCCATCATCCCTGTGTATGAGACAAGCTGGCTGAAATTCTCTATCCCATGAGAGACTTCTTTGTGTGTGGCATTTGGTGCCTGACCGAAATTGATTGCTTTGGCATACACAGGCTTTCCGTTGTATCGCTCCACGGTGCGGTACTCGACGCCCAACAGAGTGGGGGGATTGATCCACTCCCAAGGATGCCACCCTCCAAAAAGATAGTGATAGGATCGCCGAGCACTTATCAGGCCCTCGTCACTCCCGTAGCGATATGCAGTTTGAAACACAATCTCATCAGCGTATGCGCACACCAGTACAAGCCAACCAGGAACATTGTCCGGAGCGTGTACGGCCTCCCCACCCGCGCCATTCATGTACCATCCGTTTTTTGTGGCATCATTCAGGTCCGAAATGTTAACAGCAACTGTTCCCAACCCGAACCCCGCGGGCGCCTTATTAGCCAAAGACGCCGCAACACCTCCAGACTGGACAGGTTTCGTACTGTCTTCTGTTGGTGCAGCATCCGTCGGGACTGATAACCTAGTTGTGGAGCCGCTTTGAGACAACTCGATATTGTTTCCTGCCTCAATAATTAAGGCATTGACACCATTAATAGTAGCTGCTGGTCCAGCAGGCCCTTGGATACCCTGTGCGCCCTGCGGTCCAGGTTCCCCTTGTACTCCCCGTGGGCCTACAACCTGGCCCAAATCAATCTGCGGCATGACACAGCCCTCCTTTAAGCAATATTTAGGTAGAGATGCCCGTCCTCTCCAATCTCAAAGTCGGGCGCGGAATCTCCGGTATAGTACAAGATCAAATGCCCATTTTCGTCTATGTTGAAAGCATATTGCCCTTCAGCCGCAACAGCTACGCCGCTGGGGCCTTGAGGGCCGGGCGGACCCTGAATTCCCTGCTGGCCTTGTGGCCCAGGCTCCCCCTGTTTGCCTCGCGGAATCCCGAAAGCAATGTGGAAAGATTCTGCAACCGCTGTTTTGGTGGCTGTGGCGTTGCTTTCAGGCGGTAGAGTTTCTGCCGATACGGTCATATTCTCAATGGCGTTTTTGGCGGTCTCAGCGGCATCTTTCGCGTTTTCCGCGCCTGTCCTTGCTTCCTCTGCCGCTTCTTTGGCTACGTCAGCTCCCTGTTTTGCAAGCTGCGCTTCTTCTGCCGCTTTTTGAGCCGCCGAAACTGACTCTGCAGCCGCAGCTTGCGCAAACTTTTTGATTAACTCGCCCTTGATACTACGCGCCTGTGATTGTTGCTCTACAACTAGCAGGCTATCATTATCAAGTTGGGAAGCTACGGGAAGAGAACCTATTGTTTTGTCAGCCATGCTTCTTCTCCGTTTCCTCCGGAGCGGATAATTCCACCACGCGGCGCAGTTTAGCTCTAATAGCTGCAATGGCATCCACGGCGTCTCCGCTAACAGTCAGTGAGGACAAGATTGCATAGGCACCGGATGCCTCTTCATGGATTTTGGTCAAATCAGCCATTCAATTTTTCCTCCAAATCTTTAATCTTTTTTTCGAGTTGATGGATTTTAGCAATCGCCATAATCTGGATTTCTCCATATCGCAGGGTGTACAGGCCGTCCGGATGCTCCTCGCTGGGTAGTTCCGTGCAGAGCGCCGCGAAGTCGCTCTCCGGGATACCTTCGTCCGCCAGGGCCTCCTGCACTTCCTGGGCGATCAGGCCCAAGTGGCGGCGTTTGTGCCCATCATAGACAAAGGTGCAGGGCTTCAGCCGGTCAAATACACCCAGGTATTTCTCCACGTCATATTGCTTTTCTGTTTTCAGCCGCGCGTCGGAGGTTGTAGCTGGCTCCCCATTGATGAATACTGTGTCCCCGGTAATAGAGACCTGTGTACTGGTGCATACCACTGTGGACACGCCGTCATATCCCATTCGGGCGCCGTTGGTAGTACAGATCACCACTGCCGCCTCGTTATTGCTGGCGATGGCGATGCCCGCCGTTGAACTGCCGGATGCTGTCATGCCGGACATATATCCGATATATCCGCCGAATGAACTTCCACCGGATGTTCGGTACACATCCATTTTGCCGCCCAGGTGGATGTAATTGGCGCTAACTTGGCCAGTCCGAATACAATCGCCAGAAATCAAAGTGGTGCCAGACGAAAGATCACTCTCGAAAACGATATCTCCTGTAAATCTGATAGTTTTAGAAGCCACGGTAATCCCGTTAATCTCTAAACTAATCCTGGAAGATGCTGTACTATTGGAAACTTCTAGGGTGATAGAATCTATGGTCTGTTGGATTTGGGATATTTGGTTATCCAATCCCTGCACTGTGCTGGTGATGCTATCCAGTTTGATATCAATGGACGCGGAAAGCCCGTCAATTTCGTTTTTGACTTCCAGCCGGATTTCCTCGGCTGTTTTGGTGATTAGGGAGTGGGTGTGGGCGAGCTGTCGGTTTGTTTCACGGCGTTCTTTGGATTCATAAGGGTATTCATCGTCAATTTCGTCCGATTCAGGGGCGGAAATGGTTGGAGCACAGGCTCGGTCAAATAAGTTGTTGATAGAGGCGATTACCGAATAATATCCGCCTACCGTCACCGCGTCCCCGATTTCTGCTGCAGGATCCAAAAGTGCATCCGTCGCTGTATAAGGCTGATATGTTTTCCCGCTGATAGCGGCCAGGATACTGTTCGCCATCTCCTGCGTGCCCCATGGGCAGGTTACTTCGATAGCCCGGCCGGTATCGTCTCCAGCGGTATAGTAATGGTCGCTGTCTACGGACAAGTTGACTCTGCTGATGTTGGCGGGTATGTCTCCTGTCTCTAGCTCCCCGACGTGGGGCCCCAAAAAAAATTTGTCAGACAAGGATTCTGTCACCCCCAAACGTGATTGCAAAGCCGTTTTCCTCAACCAGATAATACGTTTCTGGAGGAATGTCGCCATACTTCACTAGCAGCAATTTCCCTTCATCGGTGATAATCCAATTCCCGGCGTTGGATACGGCGATATAGCCCAGTACCTCCCGCATGGTCAAGTCACCGTTTTCGTCCACGGGATAATCCACAGGGAATGATGTTGTCAGAACCGTTCTAGGGTCTACCTCTACCCCCATCCGGTAGGCAATATCTTCTGCCGCTTCCTGCTGTGACATGGGCCAGTTTTCAGTATCATAATCGGAGTTGAGCCATACCGACTCTGCTTTCAACATAGCGTCATATCCAGTAATAGTCAGGCTTCCCGTTCGCTTGTCTTTCGTCCTAGTGGAGATAAAAAATACGCCTTTTTCCAACCATTCGGACCGCTGTTCCCCCAAGGCCAACCGAACAAAAACTTTTATTTGAGCCTGTCTCGGGATAGCTCCGGTCGGTAGTATTTCAAGGTCAATCTGCCGGGCGGCGCAATTTCCGATTCCGGGAGCAGTAAAAAGTCCACCGGATGTCCGGACAGAGACAATGTTTTCCTGTCCATACTCCACCCCTGCAATGTTCAGTTTGGTTTCCTTATAGTGGTTCGGGTTGGATAGTATTTCTTTATAGAGATCGCTTGTAAGCTGCATCAGTTTGCCCTCATTTGGATTTCTCCGCCCTTGTAGTACCGCTTTCCGTTCACGGATTTCAGGCCAAACTCCGCCTCAAGGTTGTTGGTGATGCGCATAGACCTTGTAATATCTGCTGCACTATATGGGTCGGTAAAAGTAACCGTCTGTGTCTGTTCTGCCAGCGCATCGTAAACAGACGAGGCCAAGTCATCGTCAAGGGGCAAAAGAGAGAAATCCACGATTGCTCTTTTCGGTGCAGAAAATGGATGCTCCACATTGTCAAGTGTTGTAATGATCTTCTGGTAGGAAACCTCCCACGTCACTTTATAGGTGGATAGCTTGGAGGATAAGTCCAGAGTCCCGATTTTGAATGTAACATTCATATCATCACCTACGTTCCGTAAGCCCGCTGTTTATTGCGGCTATACTGATAAGCAGTTTCGCCGATAACTTTACCGTCAAGGACCGACTGCACCGTGATTGTAAAGTTCTGACCCATTGTGGCCGCTATGTTATTAAATGCATTGGATAATCCAGACTGCGACCGGCCCAACATGGAAGAGGAGTAGTCAACATTAGCGGTTCCGAAATTCAAGCCATTCTCAATGTCGCGCCGAATATGACTATACTCATTGTCCCAGCCATCCCCTAGTCCAAGGGCCATGTTTTTGCCCATGTCTGCAAAGACCGTGGACGGGGAGTGGATGCCAAGCAATCCCTTTACTCCATCGACAATCCCGGAGAAAAATCCTGTTACTTTGTTTTTAATCCAGGTTGCCATGTTCTGGATGCCTTCCCAAATTCCCTGCACAATGTTTTCACCGATATCTACAATACTTCCCATTAGATTTCCAATACCGTTCACAATGGCAGAGATAATCTGTGGCAATACAGCAACCAACTGTGGGATAGCAGATACAATGCCGGATGCAAGGTTTACAAGCACGCTAATTCCGGCGTTCACAATGGCTGGGAGATTATCTGCTATAAACCCAGTAATGGCGGAGATAACCTGCGGCAGAGACGAAACAAGAGACGAAATGGAGTTTATAATTCCATCTTGCAGAGAAGTCAAAATCTGAACGCCCATGTCCAAGATAGATGGGAGATTTTCTGCAATGAAATTCAGGATTCCTTCTATGATCTGCGGCAATCTGGAAATTAAATCCGGAATTCCGGTTTCGATTCCACTTGTGAACATAGAGAGCAGCTGTGTGCCTGCTGTTGCCAACTGCGGCCCAGCGGAAACAATGCTTGTGTATAGGGCAGAAACAATTTCCGGAACAGACGCCGCCAGTTGGGGAAGAGCGCTGATAATGCCCGCCACCAGACCCACAAGAAGCTGCGCCCCGGCGCTGATAAGCGATGGTAAAACTGTGGAAATCATTTCAGGAAGCGTCTGAGCAATTATTGTGCCCATATCTGCAATAACTTGCCCAATTCCGCCCAAAATTATTTTTACTCTTGGAAGAATATTACTTAGCGCAGTTTCGACAGTGTCCGCAAATTCATATGTAAGGCTTCCTAGGTCTCCGTTATCATTTGCAATGCCGACAAGCAGATTATCCCACGCTGCTCTCATCATCCCGACAGAGCCTTCAATGGTTGTTGCGGCCTCTTTAGCAGTAGTGCCAGTGATTCCCATGTTCTCTTGCACCGCATGGATAGCAGTAATCACATCGGAGAATTTAGATGGGTCTAATGCCTGTCCGGTCAATTCCTCTGCATCCGCAACCAGGCGTTCCAGTTCGGACTTTGTGCCACCGTACCCCAGTTTCAGGTTGTCCAGCATAGCGTAGTTTCCGCGCATGAGGGATTGGTAAGTCTGCTGGATGCTCTCAATGTCCGTGCCCATCTTGTTAGCATTGTCAGACATATCCATGATGGCCTGATTGGCGTACTCAGCCGCCGCCTGTGTATCCCCGCCCAGAGATTGGATCAGAGAGGCGGAAAACGCTGTCGCCTGCTCCATGTATGTGTTTGCAGATACGCCAGCAGTTTTATATGCGTTCGACGCATATTGCTGGATCGTATCGGACGCATCCTTAAACAGAGTATCTACGCCGCCCACAAGCTGCTCATACTCCGCATACTGGTCAATAGAGGATTTTGTGAGTGCCGCTACTCCAGAAGCAGCCGCAGTCAAAGCCGCTGCGCCTACCTTTGCTGCCGTAGACAGGCCGTTTTTCAGTTTGTCAGCAAACGACTCTGTATTTCTGCTGGCTTCGTCTAGGTTATCATCATAATCACTTGTATCCAGAATAATCCGGGCAAATAATTCAAACAGGTTCAGCGTCTCCACCCCCTATCCGTGCGATTTTTTCTTTCATGTTCCCGATGATCTCTTCCGGGGTGCGGTTTTCCTCCGGCTTCGGTCGAATAAGGTCGTAATACCTGATCTTCATATAACTGCCGCCGGAGTATTTTGCAGTATTCTCCGCAAGGATTTTCAGCACGTCAGTTACATAGACCCGGTACGCCTTTTCTCTTGCGTCTTGTTCAAACCGTGCAAAGACATACCTGGAAAATGCTTTTACACTCCGGCCTCGGTACTCTCCCGCGCAGAGCCAGAGAAATCCCCGCTCTGCGCCGAGATAAAAAGCGTCGTAAATGCTTCGTCGGTCAGCAGATCAATCGTGTCCTTGATGAGCTTGACGAGGTTTAGCGTGCCTGTGTATGCCTCTGGAGTGGTCCCTTCGATGGTGGACAAGATGGAGATAATGTCGCCCTTGTGGCCCTTCAGGAGGGCAGGAGCGGCCTTTCTTGCCCTCTGCAACAGGAATTTATTGGCCGTCATGCCCTCTGGGAGCTTCTCCCGTTTGAACAGCTCCGATGCCACTTCGTCTTCTGCAATGTTGGCTATCGGATCGATAATGTCGGCGATCACGTCCAATGTCCGCTCGCCCTTGATATCAGACAGTCTCATCAGGTGCTTTCCTCCGGTGCTGCAGAGTAAAATTCCATAGGCATGGTGTCCTGTGCGTCCATGGACACATGGCCGGTCAGCTCCACAGAGACCTGGCCCTTGCCATTTTTGGTGGTCTGGAGCGAAAATCCGCCGGTGGAAAGAGCGTTTTTCAGGCAAACAGCAACCATGCCGCCGTCTGCCCGGTCACCAACCCACCAGATATCCTTGAAATCGGTCTGCAGCAGATCCCGGCGTGGAGTAACTTTTGTGGTATCGGGAGAGCCGATGTCCGCCGCTCCGAGGGCCAGTTTGATTGCTTCCGGGGACGTGCCAAGCGCCGTAAAACTCATAGTGCATTCCCAAGAGTCCAGGTGCTTCAGTTCCATCATGTTCACGGGGCAGTTGTCCACATCCTCGCCCATATCGGAGTAAGTGGGAACACACGAAATATTGATACCGCCGGTAGTAGCGCACACAATGTCTTCATCAGACGGTGCGTCCGGTGTGGACGGATCAAAACTTGTTAGAATTACACCGGCGTCCATCTGCAGTTCCTCAAATGTGCTCTGCGGGATGACAGTAAATTTGCCCATTTTGGGCCTCCTTTCAGCTGAATGTCAGATATTCAGCGGTAATGTTGATGTACCGGCGCTTAATGGCCGGATCTTCTTCGTAAACAACGCTTTGTGCAAACGGAGAACCGCGTTTCAGCCAGATATAACCTTCATCGCAAGGGATTGTCACGCCGCCGTATCCGATGCGCTTGGACAGCTCTTGTGCTGCCTCGTCCGGTATCGCCTCACTCTCCGTCCGAAAGAACAGATTGGCAGTCAGGCCAACTTCTCCGGCGTCAAATGCGGACTCGATATACTCGTATGTGCCATAGGGCATGATCACATCGTCCGGAACAGAGGACGCACGGTAAAACGGGATTTCCCCCTCGTTGAACCAGGCATAAAGGGCTTTGTTCTTGGTCATGTGGTCAGGCCCCATTTCTCCGCCGTGAAGTATTTCAGAGGCAGCGTGGACGATTTAGGAGCAGGCTTTTCCTCCGGGTTGGAGGTCACACGGTAGGTCTGGCCGGTCTCCGTGTCTTTGAACACATCGTTGTACTCGATGGGGAAATCCTTGTCCACCAGCGCGGAATATAGGCTTGTGACACCCTGCTTTTCCGCGATTCTGGCCTCCATGGAGGTGTCCAGCGCCTGATAGTTAGTGAACTCCGCCCCTTCTTCCCATTGCACCATGTAGCCGCCTGCTCCATCTGGCACACGCTTTTTTTCCATCAGCACGCAGGTGCGTGCAAAATCATCAAGCAAAGACACGTTCTCACCTCCACGGGTTGTCTTTGTGCGGCTCCGGCGGAGTCATATGCGGGTTCGGGTTTGCATACTGCCAGCTTCCCGCCGGTTTCTTCCAGGGGGCAAGCTGGGCGGCAAACACGTCCCTCCAGCCCACGGCAACGCCCTTTGAGTTTGTGGCCTTGGAATAGCTGTACCCGCCGAAACTCTCCGACGTGTACGCCCCGCCATCCCCGTTTTTGGCCGTCCAGGCGGTAATTTCCTCTACCGTGGATAACAATGCTTTTGGAATGGCCAGCGCCCACACAGAGCCGGTAAACGTCTCATCGGTCAGCTCCGCCGGATACTGATAAACCCCATCGTTGAACAGGCTCCCCACAATTCGAAAATACTGCCCATTTGCGAGGAAAGGCAGCGTAATGCCGCCGTCCTCGATGATGTATGTATCGTCATACCGGCCCACGGCGAACCAGTTGTTCAGATACATCAAAACGGTTTCAAGCATCACGCCGCCCTCCTATCACTTTCTCGATCTGGTTTTTGCTTTTGCCTGCGGTTCAAATGTTACCCCAGAGAATTTGAATGTCACAACGCTGGCATCGTCCACAAGCACCTCAAAGGTGTCATTCTTTGTCACCCGGAATACAATGTCCGGGTCAAAGGCAATCTTGTCCTTTGTGGTCTCTCCGTTTTTCTTGAAGGTCATATTGGTCCCGGTTTTGGTCAGGTGGAAGGGGAAGTAATAGCCGCTATCTTCACCTGGCAAACTGCTGAACTCGGAATACCCAGTCACATAGTGAAATGTACCAGTTACAGAACCATCGGCTTTTACTGTCAGATCATCACCGACCAATTCAGATACCTGTTTCCCCAATAGGGTCTGACTGCTGGGGAAGAGCGTTAAAGTGTCAGACCGATTAACCCCCCGCCGATACGGTAATCTTGGCAATGCCATCCAGATATTCAGCCCAAAGCTTCATGCCCATAATGGCGTAGCTCTCGCCCACAGCGGTGGAGTAGTTGCCCTGGGCGTGGAACCCGATCAGGTTGGTCTCACCCTGAGTGGTGTAGTTCAGGCCCAGCCGGGCAAACTCGCTGTCGCCGGGATCGATGTAGTACAGGTCGATATTCTCCACAGGAGTCGCCAGAACCGTATTCCGGGCAATGCCAGAGCCGCCGGAGATCGTGGCGGGCAGCAGGAACAGCGTGGAGTAACCCATGAAATTCTGGATGTAGTTGATTCCAAACTGGGTCTGCACCGTGATGTCAGCAGTGCCCAGGTAGTCGTAAGCATCAAGAATATTGGCAAAGCCAACGACCTGAGTCACGTCCTTTGCCATTCCAGCGAACTTGTCCAGCACCTTGCCCTGAGCCTGGGCAAGAGCGGCCTGCCAGGTGGTAGCGGTGCCGGCCAGAGAACCGGTGTTCAGGAAGGTGTAGAAGTCACCCAGCACCACGTTCTGGAGCTTAGTCAGGAACGCATCGTCGGACTTCTCCACGGCGATCTCCGCGCCGTACTTGTCCACATCCTCAATGGGCACAGCCTTGGCGTACTTCTGGATGGTGATGTCATCCTTCTTGGCCTGTACGATGGTGGTCTTGGAATAGGGGATTACCTCGCCGGGGCCCACTTCGCCATCCTCTAGATCCACGCTTGCGGTGTAAGAGATCAGCTGAGTGCCGGGCGTCTTGCGGATAGGCCGCATAATGCCCAAGATGTTCCGCAGGGCCTCCCAGTTGTCATTGAACCGGGTAACAAAGTCCACCTCGCGGGCGGTCACGGTGGTATATACATTGGGGAGCGAATCGCGAGGGGTAGTAAAGCTCTCAACATTGGTAGCTGCCATTCAATATCATTCCTTTCAAGTAATCTGGTTTTCCACGAGCGCCTTTTGACGCTCTGCGGCGGACAAAACATACCGGCCATGTTCATCCTTTTTGTAGATGTCGGCCTTTGTCATTGCACCGCTGTTGTTGTTTGCCGGGGGATTGGAGGTCTGTGCGCCTCTGGTCTGCGTAGTGGTGATAAAGTCCGCCCACTCGCTCTTGATACTTTCCGTGAGCTTGTCAGCGCCCTTGATGGCTCCGTTGTCGTCCAACTCCACGCTGTCCACATCGGAGACCTTCAGGACGGATTCCAGGCGCTTCTCACTTACCCCGGCCTCTTGCAGGAGCGCCCGGTAAGCCTTTTCTTTGGCTGCATGGCTCTCCTTCTTGGTCTGCTCGGTCTTGTAGCCTTCAAATTCCTCTTTGATGGCCTCATATTTCACTTTCCACGAGTCTTTCTTGCCCGCTTCCAGATCCGCCTGCGCCTTTTCCAACTGCTTCTGTACTTCGGGCAGGGCTTCTGCGTCGGCCTTATACTTCGCAACGTCCGCTTTCAGGCCGTCCACGGTCTCGCTGTGCATGGAAATGATCTCGTCGATCTTTTCCTCGTCGATGCCCATAGCTTTCAGGGCGCGTCTGGTTAAACTCATAATCAGTCTCCTTTTCTTCGGCCCCAGTTCTTCGGGGGCGACTGTGATATAAAAACCGCGTTGCTTTGCGGGTTTTACCAAATAAAAAGGGCCAACCACCGATAAATTCTCGGTAGTTGACCCCAATGGTCCTTCCCGCTCACCAATTAGAGCGGGGTTTAGTGTTTACTTTTCTTCGATATACGGTTTCAGCGCCGTCATTATCAGTTCCGTCACGCTAATTCCGCGCTGTTCTGCCGCACTTCGTATTTTTGCGCCGGTATCCTTATCTGGCCGTATCGTTATGCTGTCCTTTTTCTTGTTGTACTTCACGCTTGCTTTCGTTTGTGCTTCACTTCCCATTTGTGATACCTCCCTTGTGGATATGGTATCACATTTTCATTTATAAGTCAACTTATACACAATAAACAAATCAGTCAACTTATATTTGTCTATTTTAACGCTTGAAATATAAGTAGACTTATAGTATCATATACTCACAAGGAACAAACCACGACAGGCCACAGGCCGGGAGGAAAAGAAAATGAAAATGAGGACAGCACTTGTAAGAAACCAGGACGGCAACCTGAACATTAAGTGGTACGACGATTACCGTAGCAACAAAGAATTTTCCGATGACCTGCGGGCCAACGGATTCCGGGTGTTGAAGGTGTGGGCACACGAAATGAGCTATTCCGCCGTTATGGACTGGGAATTTTTAAACCGGAAATAATAACCGCCCGCCCCGGAGGTCACGAGGGCAGAAAGGAAACGACAAGATGAATAACACGAGATTTAACAAGTTGTGGGATTTATTGCACAAATCCGGGGAAGTCAAGTTCGCTGATTACAACGAATCCCTCTCGCTATCGCTCGTCCCATCCAGATATGGGTATGAAGTTTCTCTGCGCTCTGGTGGAAGCACGGTTCTTGTGCACTATGACAAAGAAAGATTTCGTGAAATATTAGTTGACTAATGCCTTTCTTCCGCCCCTAACCGGGGCGGGTTTCTTTTGCTTGAAACTTGATTTCTCGCTTGTCCTCCAGAACGATGTACCCATCTCCTTTTTTTCGGACTACGGCGTCATTTCCACGGTCAAGAATGGCCTTTATGATGGCCCAGGCTTTTTCATCCATGCTGTTCCCTCTAAATCACGCGGTAATCTTTTCTTCCAATATACCGACGGTATGTGTTTTCTCCAAGCGCAACGCTCCCACAATTAGGGCATGTGCATATTGCCTTAGTTTCTGTTGCAGAAAACTCATCGTATACCACATGACCGGTCTTTTTGAAATAGTCAGACTCCGTACCATCTATTGAAACAGATTTCTGAAACTCGTTTTTTGTCACAACAGAAAATCCATCGTCATTTTCGTTTGCTTCAAAAACGCAAGAACAGCATTCACAGGTAAAGCGAATATTGTTGTCTTTCATCCCATCAACAATGACCTTCATCCGCCCTTCAACTCGCTTTCGATAATGTTCCGATATGTTTGGGCATGGTCCGCAACCGCCGGTTTCAAAAACGGGTGTGCTTGATTGCCCCTTGTCCAATGCCAGTTGCCTTGTGCGTCCTGGTACACCCACGGTGTGGGCCGGCCGCCTCCGCCCTCCGCATAAATGCCGGTGCCTAATTCCTGGTAAACGCCGTATTCGACGTTCGTCCCGACGTAAGCGGCCATTTCATCTTCAGAAACTGCGTGTGAAATGCCGTTTCTAAGCCGCCCAGTGTCAACCGGGGCAAGGTCCTTTGCATACCCTTCCGCCTCCATTCCGCAGCGCTCCAAGGCCCGCAGGCAAGCCGCGCGAAACGCTTCTCCCACCTGGACGGAGTTGTTTACAACGTCAATTCGCATTTCGCTGTTATTCGCCACGGCTTTTCACCCACTCTTCCCATTCAGAATAGGTCATTTCATTGACAAGCACATACCGCCCATCAGGCCCTTTTACTCGCATTTGGCGGGGCTCTGCCTCTGTTCCCTCTTTTTCCACAGTCCGCATACTGCACCGGCAGTTATACAGATCACCGGGCTTTGCGCCTTGCGGGTCTCCCGGGAACATCATTTCGCTCCCCAGGTCAGACACAAAGGGCTTGTCATAGTCAACGGTTTTCCCGTCCAGCATGGCGTGACTGTGACGGGTCCTGTTATCCTTAGTCGCTATCCACCGTTTTCTAACCTTGATCCCCATCTTAGCCGCCGCCACATAGCTGTCCATCCTCCCGGCGTTTTCCGCGCCTGTGACGGCAGTCCTTGCGGCTCTTATGGCGCTTGTCCGGTTCATATCCGATATGCGGTTCTGCAAATCGTCCGCAATCCCTTTGATACTTCTGCCCCGCAAGATGGAACTTGTCACAGAGGCAGTGATTTGTCTCTTTCCCCATGCCAGGTCAATCCCTCGCTTTACGGCCTTTTCAGGCGGGTAATATGGCATCAGGTCGGGTTCTTCCACGATCAAGCGCTTTACGGTCTGTTCGTCCCACAGTGTAAACCCTGCGTCACCAGCTACTTGTTCTATGGTATACGCGGCATAGTTGCGATTCAGAGAGTAAATAGACGGCGTATCATCATTCACATAGGCGATTGCGGTTTCATTGGCCTTGGTGTACCGCTCCGCAACCTTGACGGCCAAATCGTCAAATCGCTCTCCGCGCCCGATCTGGTTCAATCTCCATTGTATGTAATCTTCTTCTGTCCAGGTTTTACCATTCTGAACGGTTCCGATCAGCTTTTTCATCTGTTCGTCCCGTTCTTGGAAGCGTTCAAAGTAGTCGATGACTGTTTTTTCAAGGTCATCCCAGGCTTCCCAGTAGACCCTCGCTATTCTCCGTTCCAGCCGTTCCAGTTCCTGATCCGTCCACTGGTGCCCCAGGTCTGTTGGCATTATTCGTCACCCCCAGCCTGTCCATTGCTTCGGCATCTTTCCGCTCCAAAATGTCATCTACCTCATCGTTTGTCAGCCAAGGCAAATGACGGAGAATGGCTTCAGAGTCCAAATAAGTAGCCGCAGTCATGACCATCTGCGTTTCTTCAAGTTGGTTTGCAATGCGGTTCCACTGGAAAGACGGCGTGTCGTCAATGTCAAGCAAAGCCAGCAGCTTCCCGATAAAGTCCCGGATGTAATACTCAAAATCTCCGCATTTATCGTCTTGGCTTTGATATCCCATTCGGATGGCCGTGGCGGTCAGGTTCCCGCTCATGATCTTATCCATGTCCACAAGCTGGAAATCCTCGTACAGGTCACTCCGCAGCCTTGTAAGCATGGCCTCCCGCGCCTGGTATGGAACGTCCAGTGTATGAGCCTCTGCCCCGCCTCCGTCGTCGCTGTCCACCGTTGCGGCTCTCAATGTCCGCATCCTATCGAGGAACCGGGCGATGTCTACGTCATCCATGCCGCCGGAGTTTTTCAAAACCCAGTAAATGCCGCTGGAATCGTCAATTTCGTTGGCAAGCCCAGACTTAACGAAATCGTAACAGTCAATGGACTCCCGAATTCCAACCAACTCACTTTGACGAAGATCATTGGCATACATGGGAATGATCGGAAATCCAGGGTAATTGTCGCCGCTCTCCACAGTTTCCCCGTCCACTTCTGACCGGCGGATCGTCTGCCGATAGGGGCGCTTGTCTTGGCTTACCTGTATGTCTTCGCCTTTACGCTGGATGTACTCTGTGTATCCGTCCAGCTCATAGAGGGTATAACGTTTCGTTTGTGTCTCTTCCAGGCTCCAATAGCGAATTCCGGCCTTTAGAAAACCATCGTCCTGGTCGTACAGCGGTACAAATCCTGGCTCATTCGGAGTATCAGCGTAGCTAAAAACTTCAAGATGGTCATAGTTCCAGAAGCCAAACGCCACCTTGTCCACCATGGCTTTCTTAGCCATTTGGGACAGTCTGCTATCAAATGTCTCTCCAAGCCGCTCTTTCGTGCCATCCTGCTCGAAGGTAACGCCATTAGAAAGCACATACTGCACCTGCTGAATGACAAACCGCCGAAAAAACAGGGTTTTTAGCTTGTAGTTCGCAGAAAACAGATCAGGATAAGCCTGCCCGTTGGCTTTGTACAGGAATTTCTGGAACTTCTCAATGGTCAGGTTGTGCTTTGCATAGTACGCCTCCGCAGCAGCGGCAATCTTATAATCATCGCTGGAAGTATGGTCCTGAACGGCTCCCCGCACGAATTCCATGCGGTCTTTTTCGTTCTCACCCACCGCCAGCAGGTCTTGATATGTCCTCAACATCTCACCTCCGTGCATAAAGAGGTATGTAAGTATTTTTTGCCTGTTGCCCAGGCCGTCTCCAGATTGGCTCCGTAGCATAGCGGACGGCGTCAATATGGTGGTTGTCTCTATCAGGATATCCGCTGATAATGTCGCCGTCTTTCGTCCGCTCGTATTCGTATTCCATAAACTCCTCGCAGGTATCCGGACAGCGCTTTGGGTCAATCACAATAGATTTCAGGGATTGCAGCCACTTCATGGAATACTCCACACTTCCAGGCCCTTTAATAGCACCCGTGCAGTGCAGGCCGAATTTCTTATAGTCCGCTACACTTTTCGGCTCCGCGCTGTCTGCAACAATGCGGTCCTCTCTGGTCAAGCCCTTTTCAAGGAGTAGATTTGCCGTTTCTTGGTTGCCCATCTTGTTTCGAGTCAGCTCATCGAAGATATACAGCACACGCCGTGCCGCGTCATAATGGCAGCGATTGAATGCCCACGGGTCCGGGAAATATCCCCAGTCCACGCCGTTGCAAATCCGGTCAAATGCGGAAACTTCTTCGTCTGTCAGCTCTCGAACGTCGATATTTTCAAAGACATTCCCGCCCGTACCAACCGGAATCCCGAGATATTCATGCTGATATGCCCGCTCGTCCGTTTCTTTGAGGTATTCCGCTTCTCGCAGGAACTGTTCCCCCAACCACTCTGGCGGGGCTTCCAAGTATGTGGATTTATGACACAGCCTGTCCGCTCTCTCTTCAAGGCTATCTTTGTTTGCCCAGTTGTCCCGGCTGATCGGCGGGTTGTAGCTCTCGAAGTTCCAGAACTTAGAGCCGCCACGCATTGTGGATTGAAGAATGGTTCGGATTTCCGCCCGCCCTGCAAACTGATCCTTTTCCTCAAAGTGGGTGACGGCGATATATCCGAAAGGCACCTTGATAGACTTGATCTTCATGGGGTCATCAGCGCCACGAAACATAATCTTCTGTCCTGTCGGCTTATAAATCAGTTCCATCGGCTGGACCTTAGCTTCCCAATAGTCCGCCATTCCAAGTTCGCCAATGGCCCACAGATATTGAGCATATACGCTGTCTCGAATGGTGTTTGCAACCTTGCGCAGGACCAGCGCATGTGTCCCTTTATTGGTCAGTAGAATCAACGGAACAAGGAGCGAAACGCAAGATGACTTCAGAGAGCCGCGCCCACCAGACAGATCATAATGAGTGTGGCCATGTTGGAACACATCTCGAGCAAGCAAGTGGAACGCTGGGCCAAGGACTGTTGACAATCTGATTTCAGACATCGATTACCACCTTAACCTCGTCCTCCGTTTTACTTTGGTCTCCCAGCAGGTCAAACAGCACCTTTGCCGCCTTGGCGTCTCCTTTAGCGGCCTTGATGGACAGCCCGGCGATGATCGCCATTTGGTTGTCCACATCCTCTGGGGCAACGCCATCTTTGGCTAATTTGTTCCATGCTCTTTTGTCGGAAACCGGCAGAGACAGGTATAATTCCGCCGCTTCTCTCAGGCTTTTCTTGCGTCGGCGGGCTTCGCCGGATGCACGACCGCCTTCTCGGCCCAGCTCTCTGGCTTCCTTCTGGCTTCTCTGGTCCATCGGTATAAGGTTCTGTTCATTCGGCATATCACCTCACCTACTTCAAATACTCTTCAAACAGCCTCCTGAACAGCACTCTGGCCTCGTCAGGGGTTATCTCGTGTCCTTTCATCCATCCCAGAAAATCCGCCCACAGCGCGTCTGAGCGGGCTTTACGGGCTTCCAGGTCTTGGTCAAACTGTCCCGGATTGTATCCGTACTTGCTGGACACTTCTCCAATACGATGACGCTTTATCTTTGTTTGCATCCCCGTACCCGACCCTCCCATCATTTCAGCGAGACGGGCACGCCCTTGTATCAAAGCTCCATATTGGGGTAAACTTTTTCCCACACTTTCATATGGTAAATATTTACCTCACCGTAGTTAGCATCGAAAATCTTCCTCACGCCGTATCCCATCCGCTCACTTTCTCTTTTGAGTTTCCTCCAATCAAAGTCCTTATGAGACCGTCCATTCATGTGGGCAACTCTTTTGATGGAGTACCATTCTTTGCTCCGGTCCAGCTCTGCCTCCAGTGCCTTTCTTCTGTCCTGTTCTCCTTTGAGCACAGTACACAGCCGGATCATAATATCCGGATTCATAATTGCCGCTTCAAGGGTTTCAGGAGTTATGTAGGCCCCATGCTTGCGGATAGACGGAAGCACCTCATCAAAAATCCATTTTTCAAATCGTTCCGCCCCCGGCAGCTCTGACTTGGCTGCCAGACGGTAAATGTCACCCTCGGGGATGAACTTCATAGCCTGTTCACCACCGTTGGTAGGGAGTCGGCGAATCACCGACCCCTTGCAATGAGTAGTGATTGCATCAGCGGGGCGTTTGTATCCCAGCGCCTTTGCCACATCACTCCCGCAGAACATCACCTTGCCGTCCTCTTCTATGGTCCGGATTTCTCCAAACTCCGGGTTGTTGAAAATCATAAGCTCATTCATTTGAGGGTTCTCCTTTCGTATATGTTAGGAGAGGCGGCGGGAGATTACCCCGCCATGCGTTTCCTCCCCTTATCCCCACCCC